TCAGCAACGCTCAAAGAAAGTGGCAGACGGTAACCGATGATAAGGTATCGGAAGCTGAAAAACTGGCGCAAATGACCCGAGAAGAAAAAGCGGAATATCGTGCAAAGAAAGCAGAGAAGGAACTGGAAGATCTGAAAAAGATGAACGCCAGAACTGAACTGGCCAAAACAGCACGAAAGATGTTAGCAGATGAAAACATCAACATTCCAGATGAACTTCTCAGCAATTTGGTAGCAGACGATGCAGACGGAACTAAGACAGCAGTTGAATCATTTGCAAAAATGTACAAAGCAGCTGTGCAGGCAGCAGTTAAAGAAGCGATCAAAGGAAAACCACCAAAAGCAGGAACAGGCGGTGGAAACACGATCACAAAGGAGCAGATAATGGATATTAAAGACCCGATTGAACGTCAGAAAATGATCCGAGAAAATATTAATCTGTTCCAGTAAAGAAAGGAGAAGAAATGGGAAAATATAAATTAGACCTGCAGTTATTTGCAGCACCAGATGGAATGACTGGACAGGGAGACTTAGAAGTAAAAGCAAGGGAAATTGACTTTGTAACATCTTTCGGAAAGAATATTCAGGCATTATTAGATGTACTTGGTATCGCAAGGATGATCAGAAAAGAGAATGGAAGTGCCTTAAAAACAAAAGAAGTAACAGGAGAGCTGAAATCTGGAGATATTGGAGAGGGAGAAGAAATCCCATATTCTCAGTACAAAGTAACAGAGAAGGTATTCGATACGATCAAAATCGAGAAATACCGAAAAGGTGTATCTTTAGAGGCAATTGCTGAAAAAGGATATGATATTGCAGTGAACGACACAGACGAAGAATTTAAATCGGATCTTCAGAATAAAGTTAGCGATAAATTCTACAAACAGTTAAAAGCTGG